GTGAAGCTACGTGAACAGTTACTTAATCACGGATCTATTGGGACGGCTGTGGTTTCCAGCCGCAAAGACCCTCAAGCTCATCTCTGAACCCTGCCATCCTAGCGATAGGCAGGCTCGGTCGGCGAACATCCGCCGGAGCCGACTGTACGTAATTGTTGGCATAATGCCTCCAGCAATCGGTCATGTACAGGTCTATGATACCTGAGGTGATTGGACCCAACACAGTCATTGAATCAAGATGTCTCTCAATCATCAGTTGATGTTCTACCTGGATTCCATAAAGCTTCTCAACTAGGAATCGGGTATTCAATGGTGGGTTTTTGAAACAAGGGACGCCCATATCAAGCATTTTTAGTGTCCATTCCCTTTGCCAATCGTTCATCGCCTTTCGCCTATTCACAACACGGTCTAGAACTTGCCTGTTTGAAATGTCCGAAGTCAATCGGAGACCCATACGCGCAAGTGCCCCGATGATAGGGCACCCCGGATAAGAGTGGGCTAAGGACAATGCCTTGCACCTGAGTAGTGATCTCAGGGTTTTTGAACCAGAACACGCGTACCTGCGGGACCCCCATCCGAAATTGACGAGGATTGTCCGGGGATCGGTAACGTTGAGAAGATCTTCCTCATCGAACACGATTCCGCAGAAAGACGCAGTATTTAACTGGAGATGTGTTTCCATCTTAATGATCAAGCCAAGATCGGCAAAATCACTCTGAGTGGGGGCTTCACCTTTCATGGTGAAGAGACCATCATCGCCCTCGATGACACCCTTAACGTCCGTGCAGCCCTTTTCAGCAGCCACAAACAACATGAACATCAGGTTCGAAAACCCATTGCCCAATGACGTACACATTTCACCCGACATTCGGGTCGCCTCTAACAGGACTCGAAAGTCCTTGAAATTACAGCGGTTCTCGCCTGCAAGCACCGTGCGACACAAATTCATAAACTCCTCATGACAAGGGAGATCTGAAGTCATGTAACCATACAGTTCAAATTCAACAGCCTCCATGATGGCTGCAACGAATAGGGATTCAAAAGCTGTATAGTCCGTAGCGTAGTACTTGGAGCCAGGAGAACTTAACATCTCACTAATATAGGCCGCACGTTCGCTCACGGGCACATGTTTGATGAAACTGGGGTGCTTGTAGACTTCGGTTTCTATGGCTTTAAAAATCGGACCGACCAGAATCTTAAATTCGTCGGACCTAGCATTTATGCCTCTACCGTGTTTGTACTCAGGATAAGTTTCATCCTTCTGGAATGACGCACAATGATATATGCGATCGTCGGTCAAGTCAATGCCGACCTCCCAGGTTTGCGCCAGTTCCTGTTTCCTCCAATCAGGATATGACGTCCCCTCCAGCCAAGTGGGCACGGATAGATCTGTATCAGCATCGAGGGGTTTTAAGTTTTGCTGAAGCCAGTGTCGGACAAATAACCTTAACCGGGCGACAAGCTCCGGTTTAGGGGTGGGAGGTTTTATAGCGAACCTCTTCGCTACTCCAGCTACCATTGTGTTAGGGTCATGTGGATCAGGGTGTGGCGCTGCCGCTCCAAAAATGTGGCATCCTAAGGACACTGCCACCGGAGGTCGAACCGTCATATCGACCTCCCGAGGTTTTGAAACTTTAGCTGACTCTTTCATTTGAGTCAAAGGCGCAAGGGGCACCTCTCCATACCTATAACCATAGGCCAAAACACGACCACCATCTAATGATCGGCTGGAGTCGCAGCAAAAAGCCGTAGAGCGCTACGCTTCTGCTTAGAACGAAGTAACACGGCATAGGCGAGGTCACTAGTGTCCTCGACTAAGCAAACATCCTGAAGAGCAAGACCTCTATCAATGTTCACTTTCTGGAATTCTGACGCGAGCTTCTTAACGCGTTCCAAAATTATGCCTTCATCGCTGCCGAGCCCGTTTCTGGCTACAGTCAGCTGGGATAGGAGTTCCATGGAAACATCAAGAATTTCTGTCTTCTCTCCTAGCCCGAAGCCTATGATTTTTGTATGTTCAACCTCCGCGTAAACAGCATCCTTATGTTTCAAGTCAGTCTGTGCAATTGTATCTGCGCGGCGGTCCTCATGATCATGACGCAAGAATCGTTTAAACTTGTATCTATGCACCTCCCGATCGACAAAGAAAGAATCATTACCGTACATGATCGAGAGCATGTCGATGCCCAGAAAAACTGAAAGCACCAGGAACATGAGCTTGAGGTTGCTCCATGGCCTGCGCTCCAATCCATCAACTCCAAACGTGTTCAAAACCGTCGCAAGAAGCATGAATCCAAGGATAACGCAGCTGTTCCATTTGAGACCTTTCCCCCTCCAGACCGAAAAACTCAGTCTCCTTGAGTGTTCGGCCGTCAGATCAGCATCGGCATGCTCCTTGAGCTCCAACGCAACAAGACGTTCTGCGGCACGGTCCTCCTTAAGTTCCTTAATTTCCGCAACAACGTCCTTGATGGCTACAGAACTTGCATCCTGTTTGGCCACCAAATCTTTAGCGGCCTCTGACATGGCCGCTGCAGCCGAATTTTTCTTTGGTAGCTTCGGCTTGCCCCCCCCTCGTTTCTTGGTCTCTTTATGATTCCAAGCCTGACCTCGAGGTCGATCAGGATGTTTTTCGCGATAGCGATCAGTTTTCGCTTGCGAAATTGTACGAATTCGCTCGTCCGAACGGGGATCGCCGCCGGGAACATCCATCTGGGGTAACTTCGTGTCCCCAGCCTCACGGGCCTCATTTGTTCGCGCAGCGTCCGAGACTGCGGGAGATAAATCTCCTAAACCCGCCCCGTTCACAACCGTAGTCATGAAAA